TTTCTAATGTGTGGACTCGCTAATAAGATGCTTCTTCAATACAGACTTCATCATAACAAACTGAGTATGTTATGTCGTCTTTCCAATATGAAGTATAGAGTTTATCCCATATTAAAGTAAACTCATCTAGTGTCAGATTTTTAAAGAGCACTTCTTGTCTAAAGTAGATGTGGTAACTTTGAGTCATTCTCCTAGTGTGTGGACTACAGGTTTTTCATGCATTAGAATCTGATACAATTTCGGATTCTCAGCAGCAGAGACAGGTATAAAATCTGTCTTAGCGTCAAACATTTCATATCTCTTTGCCTGATTTATAACTATCGACCCCTCTTCTCCTGATACTGAGCGATGGTAAGTCCCACGTGGTATAAAGAGTGCACCACTATGCACATTCAAATGGACTATATGATATGGATAATGCCAATCTTCATTCACTAATTCAAACTGCCTCTCACCAGAAAGGACTCTATTATAATCATCTTGAAAACCATGAATATAAAATTGCTTTGCACCCACTGCATCATTAGGTGGTGATATAGCAGCACCTGTATGACATACTAGGTCTGCAGCATTAGATTCATCTACAGAGATATCATAAAAAATAACATCGTCGGTCTCTCGAAACACACGATGTTTTTTGAATTGCACGTCACTCATTTTGTCTCTTCAATCGCTTCTTTAACAATCTGTTTGAGTTCTCTTTTTTGTCTCTTACTAAAAGAGTCTGTCCCAAACTTATTGTCTATCCATTTCTTTCCATACCAGAATGCGAATAAACAAATCATTAAGGCGATACCATCACCCCATGATAAATTCCATGCCCATTGAAAAAATTGCCACATAACTATAATGCTATAATAATCATACCAATAATAAGACCTTTAGTAAATGCTAACCAAAGCATTTGGTAGTCGGATAAATTAAATTTATCTTGCCACTTCTTAGCAAGGTCTCTATCCCATTCTAGAAATCGTTTGATTAACAATTCCAAGCCCTCAAAGATTTATTTATCCTGCTATCAGGGTCATTAGCAGTTTTTTTAGAAGTTAACTTCTTTTTCATACCACTCATCCTAGCACAGAAACTAGCACGTCGTGGATTACCAACCTTCTTACTAGGTGCTTTTAAATCGCTACCTGGGTTAGCACGCTCATAAGACTTGCGACCCTTTTCATTGAGTCCGCCTTCCTTATTTTTTCCTGCTTTCTTTGTCCATGCTTCTTCAGCAATGAATTGATTGAAAGACTTTATTCCGATGCTTGACATGTTGGATTCTTAGGACAGTTTGCTTCGTGTTTTTCTATCCACGTATATGGTCTCCAATGCCCTTGCGGTGCAGAGATTCCACAGTAACGACAGATTTTACTACGCTCTTCACTTGCCATAATGGTAGGCTCCTTTGTTTTGTTTTTTAGGAAGTGATTTACCTCTGACTTTATTGCCAGAAGTTTCACCTTGCCCTGAGGGGTTAGAGCCAGGCTTAGATTTTCCTATATTCATAGACTTCCCAGGTTTCTTGCTTTCGGTATCGTGTAGTCTTGCGGGTTTATTTTTATCCTTAGTGACTACAGATTCTTGTCCGTGCTTTCTACCTAGACGACGCATGGTTTTTCCAAACTTACGCTTGGACATTTTAGCAGGTTTTGAAGTCTGATAGGAGACTTCTGTGCCAGTTTCACCACTGTCATACTTATACTTGCCTACACCTTTAGTGTAACCAATCCCCTTTTTCTTTAAGTCTTTTTCGAGTCCCTTACGAGACTCTTTATTCTTTTTTTCGTCGCCACCTCTGTCTGCAGATACATTACCTGTGACTTGAGTCTTTGACTTATGTAACATTCTAGCAGTTTTATTGCCTTCTGTAAAGTAGCTCTTAAAACTTACGTGCTCATACTTGTTTCTACCAGATGGTGAAGGTTGTGTGCTGTCAAAATGAGGATTGTTTTTAGCAGCGTCAGACTGTGCTTCTCTCTTTTTAGTCAGCATTTTTGCTTTCTTATCAAGATACTTCTTCATAGCACCTGATGCTTTACCATCTCCTTTGTATAGACCATAAGAAGTGCCTTCATGTGTAAACTTCATACCCTTAGTTGCTTTGTCTTTAAGTGCTTGACGTTTCTCAGGGCTCATATTCTTTTCATACTCTGCTGCTTTCTTAGCAAAGTCTTTATTATCCATCTTCTTGATAACTGCTCTGTCTTTCTTGTCAGGTCCTGTATATGGTCTATCAATCTCTTCATTTGCGGGTAAGAAATTAACATACTTCTTATTCTCTTTGTCTCTCATTATCTTAGCAGCAATAGCACCCGCATCTCTACCAGTTGTTTTCTTTGCTTTTACTCCAGCTGCTCTCTTTACCATACCCATTATACCCTCTACATTTAAGGTCTTTGGATAGTCCTTATCACCTGGCTTTGCTTTCTTCTCACCAGAACCTGCTTTCATTCTTGCTTTTTTCTGACGGATGTTATCCCATAGTCCATCTTTTTCTTCTTCCATTGACATTTTGCTCGCTGCCTTCATGATTCCCATATGCCTTTTGTTTAGTTTTTTACTAGACGTAGGATTAGGTTTACTGCCAAACTCTATTGAGTGTTTTGCTAAATCAGTTGCTGATTTCCTAGTGTAATTAGCAAGAGTCTTTTTACTTAACTCATGTAAAACTTCTTCTGTCCTGTTATCTTCATTATTTTTATTAGACCACTTTACAGGTTTCATTTTGTTTTCTCTTTTCTGAGTGCTACCTTTTACACCTCTAGATGCTTTATGTTCTGCTTCTCTTTTATTAATTCCTACAAGTCTTTCAGCAGCATCATCTCTATTGCCACCCTTACCAAATGCTCTCATATTTCTAACAGATGCTTTACCATAATTAGAGCGTCCAGTCTCTTGCTTTCCTTCATCAACTCCTTGCATTTGCCCTCTCCTGTTTTTTGCAGTTACGGTTGAGCCATATCCACCTGTTTCATCTTTCTTTTTATTGTGGACTGCTTTATGCTGTGCAGCCATTTCTTTTCTATCAGCACAGTTTACATCTTCACCCATGATAGCACCTTTACCATACTGTTTACGTATGTTTGCTTTCACAATGTCAAGTGCAGATTTACCTTTCGCTGCTTTTTGTGCAGCAGTCTTACCCTTCACAGGTTTACTAGGAGTATAAGGCTTATTCTTAGTCTCCTTTGACCTATGGTCTCCACCTTTCATAAGGATGTTGTCTCTGTAGTGGTCGTAACCTTCCTCATTCATTTTCTTTTTCTCAGGTAAACCTTTATGTTTAGTGGATGCAAAATCTTTTGCATCAGATTTTTTTATGCTGGAAGCAACTCTGGCAACCTCAGGTGAGGCAGCTTTCGCTTGACCCTCCTTTTGAGCTTGTCGAACCATCCCGAAGAATCTTTGTTGTTTTCTCGAGACTGCGGGCATTCCTGATTATCCTCCGACAATCTGGACTTGCTCAACGATAACATTAGCAGAACCTGCAGTAAGTTTAACTGCTTTTTGGATGACAGGGACTGTGCCTGCTTCCACATCTGCTGATGATAGTGCATAGTCTGCACTTGCTGCTGATGAGTCATAATCTGTTGTAATTGTTGTATCTGTAACAGCAGTAATTTTCTTACCACCGCTAGCTGCTGATACGAAATCTGAGGTGAATGCAGTATCACTATTTGCAGCAGTAGAAATGTAATCTCCAACGACAAATCTATGAGCAGGAGTGCCTCCACCTAATACGGTAACTACCATAGCGGCTGCATCTGTTGCTGCTTTAATTTGAGCATTCTTTGATTTACCTACAGACAAAAGAATTGCTTCTCCTGCAGCAAGAGTTATAGCAGGTCCTGCATCAATCGTTAGAGTTGAAGCACTTGCTGCATATGCACGAATCACGCCAGATTTTACAGTGATATAACCTGAGCCAGACCCTGTAATTGTTTGTGTGTCAATGACGTTTAATACTGACATTGTATTTGGATTCTCCTTACTAGACTATTTATCGCGTTGTTTTTTTAAGAATTTGGCAAGGTCAGCAGTGCTGCCAACAAACATTGTATTGTTTGTAGTATTAACTTGCTTGTCTTTCTTAGGATTTTCAATCTCGTTGACCTTCTTCTGTAGGTCTACAAGTTTGTCAGCAACGTCTCCGACATGTTTAATTAACTGTCCTGCAACCTCAAACGCACGAGGTTGGTCTGACTCTTGTGCCAACTCAAGTATACCATCAACTGCTTCCTGACCTTTTTCAACCAATGAGTATAGATGACCACGAGTATACTCATAGTCTTTCTTTAATTGCTCTTTAGTGGATGTAGTATCAACTGGTGTTACTACTTCTGGTTTTTCCACAGGGACGATATCTGACTGTATATCGAGGGCATCCTCAATACCATCAAACTTATTCGTCTGCTCCTGTGACTGGGTTTCTCGACTTGGCATCTTGGAACTCACTGAATATTTCGTTAAAACCAAAGTTGTCATCAGGGTCAGCAGTTAATGGGTCTGGTGTAACCTGATATCTAACCTCCCTTGTAGGCATGGTTTTATCTTTTGTATTATAATCAACAATAGCCTTCTTGATAATCTCTGAGTCTGCGTCTTGCACAGGACCGTATAGAAATGTCTTAGCTATAAATGACAAATTATAAACTAGAGTACGACGTGTATCGTAATCTCCTTCATAAACATCTTCATAATCAATAGCAGTTAGAGTGACAGGATAGTCTCTCTTCTCACCTAAGTCTGGGACTAGATTCATTGTGATAGTAAATGAAGGTTGAAAGAATGGAAGAATCTGCTCTAGTATTTGTAGAGAATCATCTTGATTCTTTGCCAGAATAGACAACTCAAAATTAATGTTATATGGTATTGGCATATAACTTTTTACATTGTCTCCCGTACCTTTAGTGTTACGGATGTATTGTGTAGGTGAAAGTTTTCTTGTTGCATCATAACTAATACCTTGTATCTCAAAAGATAATCTAGGTAAAGTAATCTGCACTTGGTCTTTAGTAGTTAAATCTCCTACTGCAGCTAAGCGAGTAAGAAACTTTTGTCTAGGACCATAGGCAAGAGGCACTTTCATCACCTCTGTTTTGCTACCTTTAGTGCGTCGGATTTCAATATTATTAAAAAGTGTACCGAAACCGATAACAGTCTTTTTAATTATTTCATGATAAGAATATGTCCCTAACATTATAAGGTACCTCCAGAGTTTCCAAAGTCACCGAAAGGATTACTCTCAGTGAAATCTATAATAGCATCAGCCTGTGTTTCTAAGGTGAAGTTTTGGTCTGTATCACTATTCATATTATTTAGTGTATTATATGTAGCAGAAGTCCATGCTGCACCAGATGTATTACCTGTTAAAGTCTCAGGTATAGCATACATACCTGACCTATTATATACTACTAACTGACGTGTAGCAGAATTCCATGTCTTAACTTCAGATGTTACATTAGAGCTACCACCTGTTACAATCTCTCCTGCAACAAAGTCTCCTGTACCACCATCTGCAACGTTAATAGTAACTGCGTTAGCAAAGTTAACTTCAACTGCATCAATCTCTGCAACACCAGTGTTGAAGTCTTCGTCGCTGTATTCAAACAACTCACAACGTAAACCCCATACATGCACTTTACCTAACTGGTAGAAAGGTATCTCATGCTCTACAAACTGTATCTCAAAAGTTTTATTTGCCATTGGCAAGTGAATCAAGTCTCCTTCATTAGGACGACCTTCTACAATTAACTGTGCATTATCATCTACGGCTGCTGTAAATCTTTCTCTTGAAATTATAAATGTAACTTGGTCTGATATTCTTACACCAAACTTACTAAACATATCTCCATCGCCACGAAATCCTGTAGCATCTTCAATGTATGCTTCTATTAAATATGCACCATTAAATGCTGATAAACTATCCTCTTCAAACACTGAGTCTCTATCAACTAAAGTGCGAGGTATATAATAGACATCTTTACCAAACATCTTGATTTGCTCGGTAACTAAACTACCGACTAAATCCTGCTCACCTGTTGTGCCTTGTGTGAAAAAAGAATTAGTAGCCATTATCCTATCATATCTAGAGGTGGTGTTTCCCAAACCGTTCTAAGTTCTTCATCAAGTCGTTTTAATTCATCAACTGCGTCGTTATAAATCATTTCACCATTTAATGTGACGCCCCCTGGCATTTGCACACCAGTAAACTTAGTTAAGTTAGTGCCCCACTGCTTTTTAATCTTAGCAGTAGTATAATCCTTAACCCACATTTGGTTATAAATTTCAGTCCAAGTTGTAGGGTCTAATGCCCTCCATGCTTTAATCACAATATAAGTATCCAAC